TGTTGAACATCAACATATTGTAAGTCTTTACTTGTATAAAATAGATTAGGATAATCCCTATCTATAATTTGTTGGATTGTTGCCCAACCAATATTATTGTTCTCTACAATTAGTAGAGCATCACTATATTCTGTTGCAACTGAAACCAACATATTTCCAAAATCTTTGGTATTTATTCTACCTTTGTATTCTGCTACCTGAGTTAAACTTTCTAACTCAATAACGTGAAATGCGGAATAGTCTGCTGAATCTCCACGACCAACATCTGCACATACAATATAATCTTTATTGTAGTTTGGTTGTTCCCAAACCCACATATTTCCATCAATACCTCTTTTTTCTACTGGTTCTATACATAAGTTTTTTCTTAACTCTTCTAATAGAACCGCATCAATCACACCAGTACCGGAAGTTAGGAAGTCACAATCACACTCTTGTGCTGCACCACTTGGGCCTAGTAATGTGTCTTGTTCTTTTCTCCAATCATCATTTCTATCTGGGTGAACCGTCCAGTGTAGTTTAATTGGATTAAACATACCTCTACCTTCTTCAGCATCTACCCAAGTCCTATGAAACCAATTACCCACACCATTAGGTGTTGATAATGCAATACATTGTCCACCAGTAGTTAAAGTAGCTTGTGATGCTGTCCATATATCATCAATCTTATCAATGAACGCTGCCTCATCTAATATCAATAATGATAGAGCTTCTGAACGAGCGGCTTCTGGGCCTGATGATACTGCTTTAATCTGAGAACCATTCATATATCGTAGATTTAGTTTGTTATCCTCAACACAAGGTTGTTTTAACCAACTCGGTAAATTTGCGTGCATAACACGAACTTTCGTAACCAAGTTTTTTGCAACATCTTGTTTAGTTGCAATTACCAAGATGTTTTTATCTTTATGAAAAGTCATCATCCATAATGCATAACCTGCTGTTAAAGTAGAAATACCTAACTGACGAGCTTTTAGAATAACATTCATTCGTTCAGTTTGGAACTCTTTAATAGTTTTTTCTTGAAAGTCATACAAATCAAAAGGTATTTTACCTTTGATAGGATGCTGTATCATACAATACTTTTTCATAAAGTATGCTGGGTCTTGTGCACACTCAATATATTGTTGCTTAATTACTTCTTTTATTTGTTCTGCCATTAGTCTACTATTTGACCTGCTAATTTAACTGATGTAGCAGTCAAAGCTACTCCAAATGTAAAGTATAACCATTTGTTTTCATACCATTTAGGTTGAACTAGTTTTACTTTTTGTTCAAGTAGTTTGTTAGTGTCTTTTANTAGATTGAGTTGCATAGTTTTGTTTGCAATTAACATTGAGTCTATCACTGAATTTTCTTCAAAAAGTTTCAATTGTGATTCTAAATCTCCTACCAAAGAAACATTTAAACTATCTTTTAGTTCTAATTCCTTAATAGTATTGGTAAATCCTAAAACTTCTTCCTCAGTAAAGGTATAGGTTTTAGTTTCAGTAACTTCTTGACCGAATAAACTCCCGATTAATAATATGTAAATTAAATATCTCATATATATAAATATATAGCTTATTTACTAAACTTCTTTAAAAATTTAACTGCGTCATCAGCATTATCTTCTTTTACTGCTTCTGATGCTTTTTCAATCTGTTTTTTAGTAGTAGTAACTTTTCTTTTCAATTTGGCTACTTCTTTTTTGTTTACTTTTTTCTTTGATTCAAGTTTTACGACCTCTTTTTCAAGTTCTTTAACTTCTTGGTCTTTTACTTTAATCTGTTTATCTAATTCTTTGACTTCTTGTTTTTTATTACCACCAAAAAATAGATTTAGTATTGCATTAATGATACCCATTATTTAACTCCTGTTATTTGTTGTTCTGCTTTTTCTACGACTTCTCTTTTTTCTCGTATGAAATCTCTTGCTTCTGAAATAGTTTTTTCAAATTCCTTTTCACCCATTTCCCATTTTTCTGATTCTAATTCTGGATTGTTTACACCAACCTGATTAAACCATTCTTTTTTACCACCTGTTTTTTCAAAGTCATCTAAACTTTGTTCCATATCTTTTAAGTATGCTTTTTGATTTTCTAACATCTTAGTTTTTGCATACTCCTCAAATGTTCCTTCAATTCTCATTCTGTTTTCAATTTCTATTTGACAATCAAAACAATGTCCTTGTGTTCTCCAAAACTTGTCATCAAGTTTTTTCTTCATTGCTTTATCACATCTTGGACAAAACCAAGGCATTCTTACTGATGCCATTGTATCAGTTAGTTCTGACTTACGGGTTTCTCCACCNAGATTTTCTTGTTTACCCTCATACCCTACTTGAATATATTCCTTTTGGTGTTCTTTACCACTCATTAAATCTTTGAGTGCTTTATTCTGTCTTTCTGCTTCTTTTGACCTGTTTGCCATTATAACTCCTTAAAATCTTAAACTACCTAATATCTGATTGATTGGTGCGAATGCTCCCGTGAATTTGTATATATTACCTTTATACTTAAACACTAAACCTTCAGAAGGAACTATTGAACTTGTCCCACCGATAGCTTCTAATTTTTCTATTTGTATTTTTAATTTTTCTAATTTACTAACATTATCTGGTTTTTGTAAATCTTTTAATGCTTTTACCACATCTTGTCTAATTTTTTGGACTGCTTTGTCCGGCGACACTGCTAAAAATCCTTGTATATTTTTAAGTATTTCTGCACCAACTTGAAAAAACAATACCTCAAATGGTTTAATGTTTTGTTTGAACATTTTGTTTTGGTCAAGTTTATCTGTACTGATTACCCAATCAATAAATTTTGGATTGTCTTTGAAGTCTTTTTTAATTTGTCCTATACTATATGATTTGTCAAAAAATGCCCAACGATTAGTTAGGTTGATTAATTGACTATCCGTTATGTTTACATTAAATTGCTGTGCTGCGTTATAAATATATTCTTGCCAATATGACAAATGATACATACCCAATGTATCTGTATCTTTCAATCCATATTGAGATTGTAATTTATTTAATTTATTTAAAAATGTAGACTTCTTTTTACCAAAGTCTTGAACTTTATTTAACTTTAAAAAATTAGGTTTACTAATTTTAAATCTTTTTTGTATATTTTGATTTATTTGTTGTATCATACCTTGTAACATACGAGCCGCTTCTTTTGAGTATCCCTTTGCTCTACCACTTTTATCATATTCGGTAGTTCCGTGAAATACTATTTCAGCTACATCATAGTCAATTACATTTGCTGTCTGTGGATATATAACCTCTAAATTCATCCATTTAGTTCCATTACCAAATACTTTTTTCTTTTGAGCGTTTGATAATGAACCTATTGATTTTTCTAAATCTTTCATTGCTCCTACAAACGCAGTTTTAATATTACCTCTACCAGCAAACATACTTGCTATACCTGCGGTTGTTGGTGCAGTTTTACCACCATTTTTCAGGTGTCCTTTGTTTCTGGCTGCTTTTAACTTTCCATCTACCCAACTTATCATTAGGTTTTGTCCGTCAAGTTTTTCAGACACTTTATCTTCACGATTCAATTTTCCTGCCAATCCATTAATAATTATGTTCTTCAAATCTGAAAACGTCAAATTATTATCATCAAATGGATGATTCATATGTCCGTAGGCTCCACCTTCTAATATTAAGTGTTCTTTTTGTAAGCCTCTCTTTTGTGGTGTTGGATTTATAGGGCCTTCTAAGTATCTTCTTGATAATTCACTATATTTTTTACTTGACTCTCTAACGATTGTTTCTGTTAAATCTTCCGGTTCTTGTAATGTAACGATTTTAACTATTTTACCATTTGTTAGTTTTTTAGTTTCTACTGAAAGAACTTCTGCTTTTGATTTAGAACTACGAGTAATTTCTTCTTCTGTCCAAAATCCTGGTGGGTCGTGGTCGTCTGGTTCTCCGTCAATGAATGCTCCTCTTACTTCANNTTTTGAATTTGGTTTTATTCTAAATATAATTGATGTTTTTTCTGAATCACCATCATCAACTTTTGCAAAACCTCTTGCTGTTTCTTCACTTGTGCTAAAACCACTTGAACCGTGTCCATTTTCATCTGGTATTTCAACCATTTCTCCAACTTTAAAATTACTTAATATTTCATCTGCAACTTCATTTGGAACTGATATTCCTCTTTCTATTGGTGTATCTACTTTTGTAATGGT